GCTATAAGTAATGGCTGACTTCTCCCTTGAAAAGAAACAAGGGTTACATGGTTGGTTCAAGCGGAACAATGGTAAGGGCTGGGTAAACTGTAAGACAGGTGGACCCTGTGGTCGTAAGTCTGCCTCGTCTGGCGGCTCTTATCCCGCTTGCCGACCAACCAAAGCTCAATGCACAGCTAAAGGCGTGGCAGCTAAGAAATCCTCAAAACCAGTATCTTGGGAGTCCAAGAAGAAAAGTAAAAAGAAATGAAAAAGAAAAAGAAACCAAAGAAAAAAAGCAGCTGCGGCTGCGGAAAGTGAGTATAACACATGCCATTGATTTCCTTTCCCCAAGCATTTGCTTTAAACAAAGGTGCTAATTACGCTTTTAATGCTACATTTGCGGGCCTTGCCGTGTCTACTCTAACTGCACCAGCTGGATATAAGTTTGATCAACCAGCATTCCAGACTCCTGCAGCTAACCTATATAACTCTGCATCTACCACATATACTATTGCGGGATTAAATGCAGCACACACCGCCAGTGTTCTTAAAGATGGTGGTAACTTAGTGGACACTGCAATTAAGTGGACTAATGGTAAATCACTTGGCAATTGGTATCAAATTCAAAGACATGCTTCAACATCAACTGGTGGCTCTGTTACTAGTAATGGTAAAGTATTAAGAGTTACATGCGGCAATACAACAACTCTATTAAATAGATCTCTTTTACATGATGTTAAATTTAATCGCAATGGTGTTTTAATAACAGAGAATAGCAATACAGTAAATGGTTATCTTGAACTAACTGATAATGTAAATACAAAACTTTACTTTAAGGGTTATGTAGAATATTTTGATATAAACGAAAACTCAAGTGTTGAAGCAGGTTTAAAAGTAGCTAATCATACTCAATTCTTTGTTGGTTATAGATATTTCCATACTCAAAATACCTATGGAACTGATTCAACTTTTCCACTACCTATTTTTATAGGTACTTCGCGTGGTTTTGGTTTTTTACCTGTTCGATTAAATGATACTACATTTACTTGGCATTGTGTTGTAATAGCTCAAGTAGATGCGGTATCTTCAACTGATACTGTTGGGTTTTGTTACGTTGTAAATACAAATTTAAATGCTTTTGCAAGTCATAAACTTGAGGTAAGGTTTAATAATGGAACAATTACTTGGTTTGCTAATGGTACTCAAGTGGCTACAACAACTATTGCTAGTTTAATTTCACAAGGTCATACTTTTAATACTGTTAATAATTCAATGTATGCAAGTATAGCAAGTATAAAGGGTGGAAATGACATTACTGTTCCTGGTCAGTTTACTATTTGTGTAGAGGAAGCTGCTGTTATTAGAGAACTTCCATTAACTTATAATAACTTTGAAGACACAGATACCGAAGTTACTGCTAGTGAAATAGATTATCATAATACTGGTCTTAGATTACTTAAAAAACTTAAATAAAGGAATAACACATGCCAGCAATTTCATTTGAACAAGGTGTAGCTTTAGCATATGGTGTCTATATTGATCCAAAAGATAACACACAAAATCAAACATTTACTCTTGTAGAAGAAAATTCTGCTAGGAATGTAGATGGAAAATTTGCAATTAATATTCAAAATGGTCAAGTTTCTAATAGATTAAGAGCTTTATTTCATGCTACTACAGCAACTAATGCAGGGGCTCTTAATTTTGCTAATAATTCTGCAGGAACTCTTCTTATTAACTTAAGCAGCCAAATTTACACCAGAGCCACTACTTCTACTGCTGTTAATGATGTTAACTTAACTGATATAGGAGAAGATATTTACACAGGTTTTAATGCCAGCCAAAAACAGTTAGATTTTAGAGCTGGTGGAGATATTACAGGAAATAGTAACGTAACTGTAGTAGAAAGAAACTACCATATTACAGGTATGGGTATTTGGAAAAAATTAAAGAAATGAGGTTTGTATGTCACGAATGCCAATGATGGGTATGGGAATGGGTATGCCAACAGGTATGGGCCCAGGTATGATGGAATCACAAATGGGTATGGGTGCTCAAATGCCTATGCCACCTGAGGAACCAATGCCAGTTAAGAAAAAGAAAAAAGCAATGAAGAAAAAGGCTTCTGGTAAGAAGATGAAGAAGCGATGAAAATTAATAAGAATACAAAACAAGACTTAGAGTATGTCAAAAGTAGAACTGGCCCTAAGCCAGACTCTAAGAAACCAATTCAACCAAAGAAACCTAAGACTCGTTCTAAGTAACGAACAATCTAAAGGAGAGATATTTAAATGACAGAACCAATTAATGCTGAACAATCTCAACTTGTCGAGACTCAGCCAACATTAGCCACCCCAGTACAGACCGAGAGTCCCCAGATCGCACATGAACGTGCCATGTTTATGAAGTATGTTCAGGATCAGGGTCAAAAGATTCCAAGTAATTTCAAGTCTGCGGATGACTGGTTCAACAGTTTGGTCGAAGCCCGTAAGGGTTTTACCCAAGCAAGACAAGAGATCGCTTCGCTTAAGAAGCAATACAATCAAAATGGCGTGACTAATCCCAACTATGTTGCGGACTCACAGCCAGTTGCTCAGGCTGAGCCAGTCGAGGACCTATCAGGTATTCCTGAAGATCTAAAGATTGCGCCTCAACCAACTCAGCAACCACCTACAGGTCGTGTAAGTTCAGAAGATTGGCTTCGTTGGGGCAAGGAAATTGACTCAACGGGTGCCGTAAGTGATGCTACACGCAAGGAAATTCAATCCAAGATGGGTGCTGATGAGGTCATTATTGAGCAGTTAATTAAGGGTCGTAAGGCTCTTGCCAAGCAATCATGGGACGATGCAGCTGGGGTTGTCGGAGGTAATGACAATCTTAAGCGTATGTTCAAATGGGCTCAGGAAAACTTAACTGCAGAAGAGGTTGCTGCTACTAATAGAGCACTTCAGACTAATGCCTATAAGAATGTCCTACTAGGACTTAAGGCTCGCTTTGAGCAACAAAACCCACCAAAGGCCCCTTCACAGGAACCTAGGCCAATGGATAATCGGGTAAACCCCTCACAGGTTCCACAATCCGTACAGGTATTTAAAAACCAAGCTGAACAACAAGCTGCACTGAGAGATCCAAGGTATCGTGTTGATACCAACTACAGAAGAGCAGTAGAAGCAATGGTTGTTAATACCTCTAAGTACGGTTACAGAAATCGTTAACTCCGTATAATCCTATAGGACACGGAACAACTAATGGTTTCTCCTTTGTTTAATGTTTAATAATAATAGAGAGTTTCTATATAAGGAGAAACAAACATGCCAGAAAATACACAGAATCTTTATCCCATTGACTCGGGATATCCTAGCGCAACAGTTGGTAACTTTAGTAATATGACTGGCCATGGTGGCTGGCCTAAGGGTGGACAAGCTGCTTCAATGACTTCTATCCCATCCGTGGCTAATATTGATCAGTCAGATCCTTCTTATTGGCTTCCTATTTGGTCAGGTGAAGTAATTAATGCTTATGATCAATACAACATCTTTGAGCCAATGGTTACTACTGAAACCATTGAATCAGGTACTACCAAGCGATTCCCAATCACTGGTACTGTTGGTCATAAGGGTGTTTGGCTTGCTGGTGAAGAACTAATTGGTAACAGTGGTATTTCCACTCCAGGTTGGTTCGATATTTCACTAGATCAACGCCCAATGGCTGCTTACTTTGAATTAGATGATATCCATCTAATGCTTACCCAATGGGACTACCGTGCTGAACTAGCTCGTCAAGCTGGTCTTCAACTCAGTTACATCCGTGACAAGCAAATTGCTTGTATGCTTGCTCAAGCTGCTTTTACTGCTAATCGTGTACCATTTGGTACTGATTATGCTGGTATGAATCATGCAAATAATCAAGTTCTTCCAAAAAATGGTGCCTTTAATCACTTAGGAAATAGACTTAGTACTCAAACTCAACGTACTGATGCTGCTCTTCTTCTTCTTGATTATATTGAGCGTTACATGGTTAAGCTTTCAGAAATTGATGCTACCATGGGCGAAGTATACTGCGCTGTAACTCCACAAGCTTTCCACGACATCCGTGCTCTTGGTATTGCCCGTGATGCTACTGGCCTTGTCGGTGGTGCTGGTCGTCCATTCTTCGGTGGTGTAGCCGAAGCTGGTGGCCTTGGTGCTCCTCTTAATAACAACATGTTTGCTCTTCAAGAAACACTAGATTATATGGGTGTTAAGATTGTTAAGAGTAATCACCTTGCTCAACTAGACTTTGCTACTGTTTATAGCAGCACTGCCGCTAATGTTGCAAAAACTGGTTTCTCAACAACTACTGGTTTACCAGTTGCTACTGCAACGATTCCAATGATTCACGATCTTGGCGATACTAAGTATGATTTCCAATGGGGTCGTGGAGTTGAAAATGGTGGTGAAACCCGTTTTGATGCCGATGGAAACGGTGTGGTCGAAGCTACTGATACTTTTGCTCCAGTTAAAGCCCTTATCTGGCAAAAGAGTGCTGTATGCTCACTACGTTTACAAGGCATGAAGGTTGAGACTGTAAAGGATGTCCGTAGAGGTACATTCTTTACTGTTAGCTCCATCATGGCTGGTGCTGGTATTCTACGACCAGAACTATGTGGCGCAATTCAAGGCGATATAACCGTATAACCGTTGCTTAATCTAGCGTTAGCTAATACATTTTAATACATGCCTAGGGGGTCGAAAGATCCCCTAGGTATTTTTTTCGCAAGGAGGATAAATGAAACCATTTAATCCAGTTACAAATTCATCTAAAGGTCTTGGCGATACGGTAGCTAAGGTGGCAAAGGCTGTAGGTTTTAAACAAACCGAAGGCTGTGGCTGCCAGAAACGTCAAGAATATCTTAACAAGCTAGTTCCCTACGGGAAGAAAGGAACTAAGTAATGGGACTATACAGCTATACAGATGCGATTAATCATATGCTGTTGTCCTCGGGAGAGCATTTGATTTCTGATTTAACCAGTGAATCTGGAGTAGACACCAGTGTTGCTCAGTTCATTTTAAATCAAACAATCAAGGCTATGGTAATGAGAGGTATTGCCAATAATAGATATGTAACAACTATAGCTCCAGATCTAAATGGTAAGATTAACTTACCGTCCAATGCTTGTTATGCTCAGGTCGTAGAACCACTATTTGATCCTACGACGGGGGAGGTGATCCAAACTACATTAAAGTCCACAAATAGCGGACCTGTGCTTTTCAATATAACAAAGCAG